AACGGTAATCAGCAAGATATTTGTATTGCTACGTATAAAGTATTAAAGGAATTCAAATGAATGTAACAGCAGAATGTATCAATAGTGGAGCAGTAGATTATGGATATTTTCCTGTAAGAACTTTAAGATTACAGAATGCTGCAGAATTACCATGTATATTATATCAAGGTGTTCCACATTATATTGGTTCAAGAGCCACTATGTATATTGATATAGACTTTACTGACCTTATAAATTATGACGCTATTGTCGTTATGGATGATTCATTCATTAGACCGGATGGCACATTAATTTTTAATTCTATGTTAGTTCACCCAATAAGATTTATTGCTGAATGTTTGGATATCCCTCTTATCTTTTGTACAAAAAAAGGTAACTATACATCATTAAAACAAAATGAAACTGAACTGTTTAAAACAGTTACTTCAATTAATGCACTTAAGCTAGCAATAAAAAATCTAAATTTAAATTCTGATTCTAAAGTCTATGTAATCAATGCATGGTGTTCTATGGATATGGTTTACCCAGAAGTTAATCTGCATACAAAGTATGGATTAAAGTTTCTTAAGGAATACTAATGAAAATCAAGAAATATGCTTCACATAGCAAGTTTGAAGGATTTGGGTGTGAAATAGTAAATAATAGATATCCTCAGACATATTCACCTATTGAAGAAATTTTACAAGGAATTTCTCCAACATGTATACCTACATTAGATATAGACTACAAAGAGTTTTTAGATTGTGATTTAGTCATAATGCTTTGTAAAGTATTTATAGGATATGCAGGCACTTCGATATTTTCACAAAAATTAAGTGTTAATGAATCGGCTGCGTATAACTTTATGTTTATGGCTCATGCTTTAGATATTCCATTACTAGCTATTCCTGTAAATGGATTCTCTAACCAAGAACAACTTATGTTTCACCACAGTCATTATATTATTCCTGAAGATGAATTAGTTCATCGTTTAAAAGAATATAATCTGAACCAAGATAGTAAAGTAATTATCTTTATAGCTAATTACGAAACATCTACATATTCCTATACAGCCAGAACATTACAATACATCTTAAAGGAATTAGAAAAATATGAAAATTGACGTATGGTCTTTCAGTGAAAGCTTTTCAAGAGAAGTTAAAGAATCGAAATACATTGATATGTCTGATAGAGAATTAACCTTTATAGAAAAATGCTTAAATATCTTTTCAGTATTTACAGTATTTGATTACAACATACCTTATTCAGATTTATTAAAATACGATACCATTATCAGTATTTCAGATATTTTTACTAATGAATTTAGAGATGTTATGCCTTTACAAGAAGATTCAACTTCAACTAATGGTATTATTCCTGCAGCAGAATTTTTAGGTATCCCCTTTTTATCTGTATCAATAAAAAAATTTAAGCAAAATCTTGCATGCTCGGTGGATACAGATATTTATAAAGTAATGAATGCTTCATCTCTAGGATATAACTTATTAAAACAATATCTTAGTCAGTTTAATCCAGAAAAAGTGTTAATAATTTATTCACCTACTAATGAGTATTATTTACCAAAACATCTGACTATATACAATAAGATAGTGGAAATTCTACATGAAAATCACAGCAATATCCTCTGATGCTAATCTACAACGATATGGCTACAAACATACTCGACTTATCGAAGGTAAACTCAGTAAGAATTTAAGAAATCTGATTAAAGCCTCGATTGATTACTATAATTACCATTTTTATTACATGCTCAAATATGATTATAGTAAGCTTAAACAATTTGACGCTATTGTATTTACTACACCACCAAAAATACCTTTCTATATTGGTGCAATGTTTACAGGAAGTGTTTACCCATTCTTATTAGTGGCAGAATCATATCAAATACCAGTTTTTACATTTCATGCACTAGGGTCTAAAAACTTCTTTTATACTACTAATAAAAAATCTACTAATTTCAATAGTACATCTGATTTTTCAGAAATAGTAAATGAATTAGGACTCACAAAAGATTCTTCTGTTCTATTGGTTCATCCTGCAGAAAATACTCCTTTCTTGGATTGTAATCCAATAGATGCTATACAATTCTTTAAGGAATATTATGAAAATCACTAAATTATATATAGACAGTTCTTTAGACTTTATACTATGGAACTGGAAACGTATAGATGAATATCCTACAACAGACGGAATGGGAGCTGAGGAAGTTATTGGAAAATACATAATTGCTGAAGGATGTGAGTATATATTTGGAAATGTTGCTTCATATGCTACAACTTTCCAATATTCAAAAGTTTTAAATTATGACGCAGTAATCTATGTAGGAAAAACTTATGTAGGTGATGACGTTGGTGATATTTACCCAAATACTTTTAAAGCTAATCATGAATTACATTGGTTTGAAAAAATATTTCCACAAACTTTTAATGCAGATATCTATAATGCTATCTGTCATTGCATGGGAATACCTTTTATCTTTATTTCAACTGATAATCAGATAAGTGCTGAAGTTGCAGAATCCTATTCTGGAGATAATTATTATATCCTTACTTCACCTTACGAACTTCAACATACCCTTCGTAAACTCAATATCTCTTCAAAATCTAAAGTACTTTTATTACAGTTAGATAGTGACTTTGAATATGATGAAGAAGATACATTGTCAGATGTTTTAGACAGCATTAGCGTAGTAGAAAATACATTAAGCAACTGGAAATAGTTATGAATATTTATAGATATACTCTAAATAGTAATTCACATACTCAATACAAGTACCTTAAAGCTTTAGACTTCGGAGATAGAGAAGATAACAATAATTACAGTAATTTTAGATTGTTATCTGATGTATCAAGAAACTATTTAGGTACTTCCACACAAAAAGCAGCTAATTTTGATTATTCTCATTTACTTGATGCAGACTTAATCATTCTTGTAGGTGCTTCTTACATTGGTGACAATGTTGATGGTTATCTTGACTGTAGTGATATTTTTACTGAACCAAGATATAAACGTTATCAAGACATGATACTTCCTACAAGTGTATTTGGTGATACATTTCTGACAGCAGGTACTTTCTTAGATATTCCTACATTATTTGTTGGAACTAGTTATGTAGATTCTATAGAAAAATATGGTAAATCTATTGCTAAATCCCCTTACTATATCGTTTCTCACCGTGACAGTATTATGGGTGTACTAACTGAAATCAATCTTAAAAAAGATGCAGAAGTCTTTATTATAGCGACTGATAAACATCACCATGATACAAAACATACTAACATTGTGTTAAAGCAAGTAGAAAAGGAATTGAAACTCTATGCACGTATGATTGATTAAAGAAATATATGAACATTGAAATCAACACTATTACCGAAGAAACAAAATGTTTAGGTTATAAACATTATGGTGAGCCTGTACCGGATAAAATGTTTTTCCATAATTGTTTATTCAATACAGTTAGAAGTCAGATTTATGGCTCTAAATTTGTAAACTATGATTATAAAAAACTTTTAGACGTAGACTTACTTATTATCATAGATGAATGGGTAATAGATACTCGTGAAGGTTATCCATTTGCAAAGCTTATTCCTGTAACAATGGAAGCTACATCATTCAGATTTATAATGAACATATTGGAAATTCCTGTTATCCATGTAGTAACTACATTTAGAGCCATTCCAACGGGTTATATGTATGATGAAAACCAAACAAAACTATATAGAACCTGTTATGAAGATTATTTAGAAAAAACTCTAAAAGAAATGGATATTCCAAAAGACGCTAATGTTCTTATTCTTCCTATGCGTGCAGCAGATGGGTATGAAATTCTGACTACACAAGCTATCAAATCTACTATTCAACAACTTAACAATTACGCAAATGAAATTTGAATACACTACTGAAAGTCTTTATGTCATCAATCGCTTTGAGGGCATTATTAGACATTATTGGGGTGACTACTCTAATCGACTTGCTCCATTAAAACAGTTTACTGATTTTGAATGGGGAAATTCTGGATGTATCGCTAATTTACCTTACTTAAAATATTTAGAGTACGATGCATTTATCTTTGTTGGTACATCAAAAGCTATAGATTGCTATCGTGGAAATTGGCATGAAAGAAGAGTTATTCCAGATTCTGCTACAGCAAAATTTATGATGACTATGTTTAATCTTTTAGACAAACCAAGTTTATCTATCGTATTAGGTCCTGACCAATACAGTTAT